TTGCTCTGGCGCTGCCACCAGCTTCTTGAGCGGAACATCGAGACCAAGACCCGGCACGACCTTGAGGAACAGCGCCTCGTTGTCGATTTGCGCGCCCACCTGACGGGAGAAGGCAAGTGAGCGAGGTTAAGGTTACGCAGGCGGATCGGGACATCGCTGCGGAATATATGCGGCGGTTCCCTGATTTGCGTTTGCCCGAAGCCTTCGCCCGCCACCGCCAATCCGCCACGACCGAAGCACTGGCGGCGATGGAACAGGTGCGGGATGCGTTGCAAGCAGCATGGCCCTTCGTGCCTTACGACGACCCGAAGCGCGCCGTCGCCGTCGAAGCCCTAGCCACCCTCACCGCCAAGATCGAGGAGATGCGCGATGAACAGGGATGAACTGCTGGCGCTGCGAGGCTTCCGGTATCGCACAAAGACGCGTCTGTTTCGCAAGCCGCTGGTCGTGCTTCAAGTCGAAGATACGCGGTCACATACAGACCCAATCACGATTGAAACGAGGGTCTGGGGAATTTGGCGCGATGCCACGCCGGACGACCTTATCCGCGCCCTCGCCGCGCAGACCCCCTCGGGCGGAATGACAGGAGAGTGAGATGGTTCTCGCACGAATTAAGTGCGGCCTTTTGGGCCACCAGTGGAGCCAGCGCATCGCTGTCCCCGGCGAGTTTTGCAACATCGTTGTGCTGGTCTGCGACAGGTGCGAAAAAGGCGAAGAAGCTCTGCTCGGCGTGGTTCACGCCCATGCAAACTACATCGCTGACAAGGCGGGTTAGCGTGCTTGAAGACGCAGCCCGTTTCGGTGTATGTCCCCGAAGCATGGAGACGACCATGCCCCCTCTCAATCGCTTCGAGCAAATCGCCTACCGCATGATCTGCGAAGCCGCAGAGAACGGGCAACCCTGTCCCGCCAACCTCGACATCGAGATCGCTCTCGGATGCAACTCCACCAGCGTTGCCCCTGTCGTGGTCTCCAAGCTCGAAGAGAAGGGATACATCACCGTGATACGATACCAGCGCGCCCGCGAAGTCACCATCACCGCCACAGGCCAGAGCACCGCACCGCACCCGCAGCGCCGCACCAGCCGCAAACACGTCCCCCGTGGCTCAGGCTCCGCTGTCGGCAAGCTCGCCAAGATCAGCCGAGGGATGCAGTGAGCAAGATCGTCCCCGAGATCATCAGGCAGGTGAGGGCTGTCAAGCTGTCTGACAAGCTCCCCACCTCGATCACCATGAGCTTCGATACGAAGTGCGCGCTGCTTAACCAGATGACAGACAACCAGCTTCAGCGGTTTGCCCCCGCGCCCATCGCTACCGGAGAGCCTGACAAGTTCATGGGCCTGCCCATCACCATCGACTACACCATCCCCAATGGTGAGGTGAGGGTCGCATGAGCCAAGAGATCATCCCCTACACCGAGCGCGAACTCACATGGGAGGAACAGATCGAGCATATCCTCGCTGAACTCACCACGGGCCGCTCCGTGTCCTCGATCCTGCGTGACGACGAAGGGATGCCCTCTCCGACTATGTTCTGGAAGCGGCTCTACAGAGACGAGGAGTTGTTCGGGAAAATCTCGCGCGCGAGGGAGTTCGGTGCTCATGCCGTGCTCGAACAGGCGCACGAGGTTGCGATGACCATGTTCGAGGCCGTCGAGTTCGAGGAGGGCGTGAACGGCAGCGGCCCGTTCCGCAAGATCAAGCGCGGCGATGCGCTCGGCCACCGCAGGCTGGTGGTGGACACGCTCATCAAGAAGGCGCAGATGATCGCGCCGCGCAAGTATGGCCCCAAGCTGGACGTGACCAGCGACGGGGAGAAGATCAGCAGCATTGCCGAGGCCATTGCGGCTGGCAACGCGCGGCTGGCGAAAGAGAGGGAGCAGCGCGGTGAGTGATTACGAGGTGAAGCGCGTCTCGCGCATGGACTGCCAGAAGTTCATCATGGGCATCCACTACGCGCAGCGGTGGCCGAGCGTGACCTACGCCTTCGGCCTGTTCAGGTCTGGCGAACTGGTGGGCGTGGTGACGTATGGCCGACCGCCGAGCAACACGCTTTGCGAGGGTGTGGCTGGCGAGGCTTATTCGCCGAGCGTCATCGAACTGAACCGCCTGTGCCTGCTCGGCAACCTGCCGAACGAGGCGAGCCTTCTGGTTGGCCGCAGCCTGCGCCTGCTGGCGCGCGAGGGCAACTTCATCGTGGTGTCGTTCGCTGATCCCACGCAGGGTCATGCTGGCTTCGTCTATCAGGCAACCAACTTCAGCTACCACGGGCTGTCTGCCAAGCGCACCGACTGGAAGATCAGAGGCATGGAGCACCTGCACAGCTTCAGCATCGGTGACATGGTGCGAGGGGAAGAGGATCGCGCTGCTGCCCTGCGCGAACGGTTCGGGGATGACTTCTACAGCGAGGATCGCCCGCGCAAGCACCGCTACATCTACCTGTGCGGCGACAAGGCTTTCAAGCGCGCCGCTCGCGCCGCCCTCGCCTACCCCGAAGAGCCGTATCCGAAGACGGCAGGCGACCGCCCCGAGCGCGTCCAGATCGACCGCAAGGCTGACCCCGCGCAACCCACCCTCTTCAGCATGACGGGGCCGAGCAATGGCTGATGTCCCCATTGTGACCGGCGCGGCCATGCGCGAGGAGCGCCATCGCGGCACCTGCATGATCTGCGACTGGACTGGCACCTTCGACGCGATGCAGCCAATCCATGACCATGTGTGGAGCACCGGCCACCCTGTCTCGATCACGAGCAGCGGCAAGCTGATCCCGCACCTGCAACGCCCGCGCCCCGTGCTCAGGGTGGTGGAGTGAGCCAGACCAACCCCGAGATCGAGCTTGCCGAGCACATTGGCCGCTTCCGGTGGTCGCCCCTGTCGCACGCCCTGTTCGCATACCCGTGGGAGACCGAGCGCCTGCCCTTCCCCGGCCCGCGCGAGTGGCAGCGCGAGGTGATGCAGGAGGTCGAGGAGCACCTGTCGAGCGAGCGCACCAGACACCAGCCCCTTCGCATCGCACGCTCCTCGGGCCACGGGATCGGCAAGTCTGCCTGCATGGCGATGCTCAACAAGTGGGCGCTGGACACGCTGGTCGATAGCCGCGTGGTCATCACCGCCAACACCGAGGGCCAGCTTCTCACCAAGACCAGCCCCGAGCTTGCCAAGTGGAACGGCCTCGCCTGCACCGGCCACTGGTTCAAGGAGAACGCCATGAGCCTGACCTCGCTCGAAGCGGGGCATGGCAAGTCGTGGCGCACCGATCTGGTGACGTGGAGCGAGAAGAACACCGAGGCGTTCGCCGGTCTGCACAACATGGGCAAGCGCATCGTTCTGATGTTCGACGAAGCCTCGGGCATCGTGGACAAGGTGTGGGAGGTCAGCATGGGCGCGCTGACCGACGAGGACACCGAGATCATTTGGCTGGCCTTCGGCAACCCGACCAAGAACACGGGCGAGTTCCGGCAGGCGTTCGGCAAGAACCGCGCGCTGTGGAAGACCAAGCAGATAGACAGCCGCGCGGTCGAGGGCACCAACAAGGCATACCTGCAAGAGATCGCTGACACCTACGGCGAGGACAGCGACATCACCCGTGTCCGCGTGCGCGGCCAGTTCCCCTCGGCCTCGTCCATGCAGTTCATCGGCACCGATCTGGTGGAAGCAGCGCAGGCCCGCGCCCTGCCTGAAGCCCTGCCGTCCGATCCCGTGGTGTTCGGCCTCGACTGCGCTCGCTTCGGCGATGACAGGAGCGTGCTTGCCATCCGCTGTGGCCGCGATGCGCGCTCGCGCCCGTGGAAGCGGTGGGAGCACATGGATGCCATGACCATCGCTGGTGACGTGGCGCTCGAAGCGCAGCGGTGGCACCCCGAGGCGATCATGGTGGATGCGGGCAACATCGGCGGCGCGATCATCGACCGGCTGCGGCAGTTGCTCGGCCCTGACATTCCCGTAATCGAGGTGTGGTTCGGCGGCGCTGGTGGGGAGACCGAACTCGACCCCGGCATCACTGTGCGGACGAAGAACAAGCGCGCCTTCATCTGGACGAAGATGCGCCACTGGCTGCGCGGCGGCTGCATCCCTGAGGAGCAGTCGGTCTATGACGATCTGACCGGCGTGGAGTATGGCTTCGACAGCAATCAGGCGATCCAGCTTGAGCGCAAGGAAGACATGAAGAAGCGCGGGCTACCCTCACCTGATGACGGTGACGCGCTGGCCTGCACTTTTGCCGAGAATGTGCTACCGAGGTCTGTGCCGGGGTATCTCAACCCCGACAACTACGACCACCTGAGAGGAGACAGGTATGCTGAACTGGACTGAGATCGCGCTCACCGCGCTGGCCTTCGCCCCGTTCGTGGTCATCATCGTGGCCGCTATGCTGGTGAGCACCAAGATGCAGCGCGAGGCCGCTGCGCAGAACAAGGCTGACCGCGAGTTCAACGAAGAGACGGCCCGCCAGATCAGAGAGATCAACGCGCAGTTCGAGCGCGAAATGAAGGAGAAGACGCAATGCAAGTAGCCCTAGGCCGTGGCCTACCCATCATCACCCCGCCGCTGAAGACCATCAAGGTGAGGGTCGCGCCGCATATGCTGCCGATGTTCGCCACGATCTGTCCGGTCGAGATCGTCCGCTCCGAAGCGAGCGACACCGATGGCCTCATCATCCTCGTGCTGCGCGGCGCGAGCCTGCCTGATGCCGAGTGGGGCACGATCCACTGCGAGACCAAGGGGTGCTCGTCCATCGTGACGATCAAGGCGGTGAACGCATGAGCGACTGGAAGCTCATTGAAGACGCTCCTGCCGAGCGACCTGTCATTGTCGGCGGCTGGATGCGCCCGCAGTTCTCGAAAGAGAACGATCTCTTTTGGGCCGAGGAGCCGATGATCGTCTTCGTTCTGGTGCGCGGTTTCAAGGTCAAGACCAGAAGGCTGCACCAGTTCGACACTGCAACCCACTGGCGCGAAATGCCGCCGCCGCCAGCAGATCATGGCTAACCCCTCGATCCCGCCGCCTCTCGCGCCCAACTTCCCCGACGATCCGTTCGAGCAGTGGTTGGCGCGGCAGGCGCTTGCG